TATCACTATCTTCAAAAAACTCTAAAAACCCTGCGCTAGTGGCGGCGTTCTTTAACTGTAAGCCAGCATTTGCAATAGGAGTTGTCAGAATAGGAGTTGTTAACGTCTTGTTTGTTAGGGTGTCAGTCGTTGCCTTGCCAACTAACGTATCCGTAGAGGCTGGTAGCGTCAGCGTAATGTTGCCGCTAAATGCGCTGTGGGCAGGAGCTAGTATCCTTGCATAGTGAGCGTTGGAAGACTCGCAATAGAAGTCTATGTAAGACTGCGCTCCCCCATTTTTTATTTTAATTGCACCTTGAGAAATGGCAACGCCATTACTTGACCCGCCAGCCACACCAAGCGTTCCAGCAATTGTTGAGTTTCCTGCTAATGACAGGTCAGTGAGAACGTCAAACACCGCCGCTCCACTTCCCGCACCATCAGTAGCTATTACCTTGGTTTGCCCTATCCCGATAGCTATCGTGGCTCCAGAGCCTTGCTTCATTGTCAGGATGGCGGAAGTATTATTCTCTACAAACCAAACCTTGTTTATGGTGTTGGGTGCTAGGGTTACAGTACACGCTTGCCCACCGCCCGTTATCTTTAAATAAAGAGAGCGTAGCTCACCATTAGTAGCCGTACCGTCAGGCATAGTTATAGTGGCGGCTGAAGCGTTGGCAATTGACTTGCTTGCAAGTCCCATCGCATCGCCTATCAACTCTAAATTAACATTTGTTTCCGTTCCCCACGTACCCGAAGAGTCGCCAGTAGCAATCTCTTTAAGCCGTAGATCATTAACGTAAGTTGCCATTTAAGCTACCTCTTTCCAATCTGTGGTCTGTCCCGTTATTATTAACCCGTAAACATTAACATTTGTTAAGTTACAAGACACTGAGTTTCCGGTTACTGCAACATTAGCTTTCGCATCTGGAGTTACCGAAGATGTCGATACCGTAGCAGAAACTCCCGTAACACTTACATCGACATTAGTGATTGCTACAACTGTAACAGTACCAACAGAAACCGTTGCCTGACTTCCAGTAACATTTTCTGGAATAGGCTCCCCAAAAGCTCCCCCGCCCCAATCGCCTCGACCCCATCCTGAAACAATAGACATTGTTAGTTACGCAATCCTAATTATCGCGTTACTTGCATCTGCGGTAGGAAAGTTTATTGAAAAATCTCCTTGCGTTGACGTTTTGTCTGCTCCGAAAGCAAGAATCAACACCGACCTATCGTCACTTGAGTCGTTATATATCATTGCGCCGTTAGCTGTAACAGTGGCGTTTGAAAAAGTCAAAGTAGCAAAGTTTGTTATCCCTGTGGTGCCAACAAGAGAAGGCGTTACAGGGGCAAGCGTTCCGCCACCAGCAGGGTAGTTAGTGCCACTTGTCTCGTTTATGCCGCTACTTGCATACGCTGTAGTCGCCGCCCCAAGTGATGCAGAACTTGTAAACATTGCCAGTTTAAAGGTATTTCCACTACTAGCAGTAAAGTTATGCTTACCCTCAAGTAGTTCCTTTTTAAACGAACTGCAAATTGCTTGCGATATTGCCATTACAATCTCCTAATGATATCTGCCATGTCTTTCTGTTGATTCTTTCCAAGAAGCCCCGCCAATGTTGACCTGTCGCTCTTGATCGATTCTTTTATGCACGAAAGCACCACGGCATAAACTTGTTGTTTAAACGCTTCAGCTTGATCCCTGATTGCAGGGTGGCTTTGGCTTCCTACAGATACAATCCTGTTGGTTGCTTTTTCAGCCCAGAACTCTGGATCATGCCCTTTGTTTGTTTCTGTCTTTACAGTAACAATCGGTGTTGATGGCAGGCTCATTCCTATAGCTTCCATTATGAACGCGCCTTTCTAACAGTGCCAGCCCGATAGCTATCAGTTGTATCATACCCTTCGGCAAGAACCTCAAGTCTATCAACCGACTCTTGATACTTCGCTTGATATTGCGCCATCAAATCTGCATCGCCCTTCAAAAATATATACGCTTCAACCAAGCAACCATACAGCAAAGCATTCTCTGCATTTGTTCCCAGCCAACTTTTACCATCACCCGATACAGTAATTGACACTGGCTGATAGAAATAATGAAGCTCAAATGTAAAATTAGCATTGGGCGTTGGAGCTAATATAAATGTAGCGTCATTAAACAAAGCGTAATACTTTGGAACGCCTGTAACTGTCGATACAGGGTATGCCTCTCGTATAAAGTTAACGTCTTTGTTTAACAGGAACTCATACCCGCTATTATCTAAAGCAATAGAGTAGGGAGCAAGAAAATCAGTAGGCGTTGACAGATACTCATTACCTGCAAGGCTCTGGCCTGTAACATTCTTCCTAAAGTTTGGAAGTTGTACAGCCTTCAGTATTCGCTCTTCTGCGCGAGTAATAATATTAGGAAGTTCAGTAACAAACGTGGATTCAGTTGTTTCCAAGTAATTCTGAATCGATGCCTTTAGTGTCGTAAATGTCCAAGCCATTAGCTGATCCTTACCGTAACCGTTCCAACTTGAGCGGTAATATCTAAGCCTAGAGTTCTACTGCCAAATGCAGAGTCTCCACCGCCAACTGGGTTAAATGCAAAGAATTCCCTGCTTTCAATCAAAGCCCTGTCTGGACGAGGGTTTCTAAGCGACTGATCATCTTGCGACCTTACCCGACCAAGCTGTAGTTGCGGCTGATCCTTGTCAACAACATCCTTGCCCACTAGAAGGCCAGTAGGGCGTTGATTAACTATCTCAGGCACCAAATCCTTCAGTCTATACCTAAAGCCCGTTAGATCGCAAAAGCCGAAGGCGTATTTACCTTGAGTTCTACTCAAAATTTATACCCGCCCGGAGATACATAAATAGAGGCTTTTTCTCTATCTGCATCCGACGCTAACGTCCATTGAGATTCATACTCAGCTTTCATAATAGGAGCCTTTGAGTTTGACTCTGAATATTTCAAGCACAACTGATAAGCAATCCCTGAGACTAAGCACGGCAGATATCTGGAGGGTACGCTCATATTAAGAGAAGCGGGAGATCCTGCATCCTGCACCCTTCGCATGTAGTAGAAACCTAGATCATAAGTTTGTCGAGCATCAGGCACAGGCCACAAGTTAAAAGATATACCTGTAGGTTTTTTCTCAAGCCAGAATTGCAAAGGCTTGCCTGTTGTTAACTTGTTAGAAAGATGAGCATACTGACTGCCAGATATTCTAGTTAGCGTTTGATCGTATTGACTTGTAGTGTTGCCGTCATCGGTTCTTACAAATGCCTCAACGATATCTAGCTTGTCTTCTGTAAGGGCGTATGTAAATGTTCCAGATGTTAAGGTCTGCTTTGCAAACTCAACCGTCCAGAGGTTAAGCCCTCGATTCTGCCACTCTAGCATTAACAAGTTAATACTACGCCTAGCAGTCTTGTAATCATACCCGCTTCGCAACTCAAGACCGGCTAACTCAAACGCCTCTTCAATGGCATCGCCTAAGTCTAGATCAAACGTATATGCTTCGCTCGTTGCCATATTTATTTCCTTTTGGATTTAGCCCCAGAGCATTTCCATCGTTTGCGAGACAAGTTGTTAGGCGTGTTAGGGTCATTTTGCTTTTCTTTAGAAAGACCCTTCTTAATGCCTAGACTCCTAGCGCAGTAACTATCTCCCTTAGAGGTTCCTGCACGAACTCTTGGGCCACCGCCCTTAGCCTTTCCAGCCTGTCCGTAACTAACCTTCTTGCCCGAAGAGGTTACCTTAACCTTTGCCTTGCCCTTTCTTGGCGTAGCCATTATCTATGTCTCGCTGTTTTCTTGGCGATTTTCTTTGGTTGCTTGCTGTGTTGCTTTCCCTTCTTAGTATCCGCTCTTTTCTTCTTAGTTGTTGCGGCATACTCTTTGTCTGTTAGTGCCTCCCTAGCCTTCTTGGGAAGATAACGCTCACCAGTTTTCCCGCTAGGCTTACCGCTCTTGGTTCCCCAGTTTTCCTTAGACCACTTGGAGAGAGACTTCTGAGACTTGGCGCGAGCCATTTATTTTTTCGCTTTCTTCTTAACTGCTTTACCGCCAGCCTTAGCTTTAGACTTAGCAGATAGATCGCTCATATGAAACAGCTTAACGCTTGCTTTGGTGTGGGACTTGCCGGTATGTAGCGTTCCATCAGACATTTTGTGAGATGCACCTGCATGAACAGTTCCATCTTTCTTGTAATGTTTTACACCCTTCATTATTTGTATCCTCCACCCGCATCTTTGTAGGCTTTTGCAAGCATTTGGGCTTTTCTAGCAGACCACTGGCCTGCCTTGCCACCCTTAGTTCCTGCCTTTATGCGGCTAAACTGACGCTTTCGCATAGTGGGCTTAGTGTAATTTCCAGCTTCGTTTACTTTAGATTTTGCTTTCTTTTTAGCAGGCATATCTAAGAACCCTTTTTCTTTTTCTTTTGATAGTTTCTGCTACGATTAGCTGATTTGCTCTCTATCGTAACGCCATCCTTGTTACTACCGCCCTTGCTCAACGCTTTCTTATGGCTAATATCCTTGCCTTCCCGCTTGTCAGCCTTTCCGTTACCGTTAGCATCCTTGCCCTTCTTATCCATAGCGCGTCTAGCTCGTTGTCTTTCCATACGAGCTTTAAACGCAGGGCTTCCTACAGGAGCGTTAACCTGCTTCTTGCGTTTCTTTTTATCAGCCATAATGCTTTAACAGCTTGAGGACAATACAATAAGTATCGGTATTTGTATGACCTACCGTAGTAAAGTTAACATCACCGTTAACACCACTTCCTGCGTTATTTGG